ATAGCCTCCGGCCCAGCCTCTCCAACCAAACCAACAATCGGGCTAGTCACAATTCCACCCTCGGCAAAAGGCATTGGCCCGCGAGGACGCACCACCATTCGTTGCCCCGTAGGGTTCCCAAGACCCTGCTGGTCCTGTCTGCGGATACCCTCGGAAATCATCTTGTTAACACCAAAATCAGCTTTGCCCAACTTGCCGATGTCCCCACCAAGACTGTTAATCAGGTCAATGACACCGTTAATTCCGTCAATCAACGAATTAACGAAACCTTCCCAAATGCCCAAAATGCCACCCAGCAAAATCTGAAAACCGCCAGCCCACGAATTGATAATCTTGTCCCACTGAGTAACCACAAAAGCAGTCAACGCAATCACACCAACAATCGCCCCAATCACCGCGCCAACCGGGTTCGCATACATCACAGCGTTCACAACAGCCATCGCCCCAGCCACCAAACCAAGACCGATAACAATGCTGTTCCAAATATTCGGGTTATCCGCAACCCAACCAGAGAACGCAAAGAACGCTTCAACAACGTCCATCGCAAACTCGCCCAGAGCCTCAAACGCTTTCTCCATGTCAGGGCCATGCTTCTCAATAAACTCACGCATCTTGTCAACAAAATCTTGCAAAGCCGGAAGAAGGTACGTCCCCAATTCTTCCTGCAAGTTTTGAACATTCTGCGTCAACACATCAAACGGATTAGCCGCCGCCTCAGCGGCACCCGCATAAGTCTCACCAAGAATTTCAATCAGTTTGTCTTGAGCCGCAATTTCGCCACTTGTGGCAAGGGTGTCAAAGTATATTTGCTTCTGGGAATTGGAAAGAACGATACCCGCTTTGGTAAGTTTCCCCATAGCAGTTTCTTCGTCGCCCGCGACCTTCGTGAAAATCATTCCGACGGCGGCAATATCTTTACCAGTACCGGCAGCCACATCCGCGACAACCTTCACCAAATCCTTCAGACCATCAACACCCTTAGCCGCCAACTCAGGAACAGCCAACCAACCCCGAACAATCGAGTTCAGAATCTCGTCATCAATGCCCACCAAGTTAGAAAGACTCTTGGTGTACTTCATAATTTCATCAGTGGACTTTTTTACCGCCTGAGCAGTATCACCGAACACACCCGAGTTCTTTGCGATCTGTTGTAACGAACGCGACACCGATTCACTCTCAGCGGCAGCCTTCACTGACTGAGCCGCGAAAACGGCAGCACCCGCAGCGGCAGCCGCAAACGCCGCACCCGCCGCGATACCAAACCCGCCCGCAACCTTGCCCAGTTTGTCAAGTCCACTCGTCGCCTGATTGACACCCTTAGGGTCAAACTTTGAATTAATTGGCAGGGTTATTGGCATTAGCGGCTCATCTCATCAGTAACAATACGCTCGAACTTATCAATAACCATTTGAGCCGCCCGATTCAACAAAGGCCGTTGCCCCCAAAAATACTTCCACGCGATTCTATTGCCGCCCTTACCCTTCAACGGGCCGTACTTCTGCACCATGCGGGCAATCAAATACTGGCCTTGCGGGCCACCAGGCTGAGAACCGCCCCACTTAGTACGAGACACCAGCGACTGACGAACACGCGCCCGAGGATTACCAGCAACCTCCGCAGCCATATAACCAGGCGCACCCTTCACAGAATCCACCTTGATAGCCAACAACGGGGTCACATCACGCTTACGCGAACCAGCCAACGAAATAGAAACACGAGCCTTCGCGCCCTGAAACGTCAACGCATAAGGTGTGTAGTTGCCCATTCCCGCCAGTGGCGGGGTCACACCGATCCGAGCCTCAATCGTGCTTGACATATCTTTAGCAGTATTTTTCAAGTCTTTGCGGAACTGGCGAACCAACGCGGGATCTATCTCTTTGAGTTGGGCAAGCATCTCACGCACACCATCAGCGCGCACATCATACTTAATCATCGACAACTCCCTAAGCCAAGTTTACCGCCTACGAGCGCGGTTTATGCTTCGCAATAAGGTAGCGTTCCATAGTCCACAACATACGCGGCGACAGTTGAACAAGCTCGCGCGGACTAATCCCGGTTTCGCACGCAATCACAGCGAGGTTCCAATGAACTGAGGTTGCCCCCAGCCCCGTTATTTTTTTACTTCAGGAACCTCAACGGCACTAATCGTCTCAGCGTAAGCCTCAAAGTCCAGCGCGGTTTGCTTAGTCCGGCTTTCGGCCTTCCACGCGATGAACACCAGCCAAGACAGGCGCACACCCTTCTGGAAGTCGGCAACGCTCTTGTCGAACTTGTCCTCGAAAGCCATCAAGTCGGCAACAACCGCCGTCACATCACGGCTAGTGCCGTCAATGAACCGGATGAGTAGGTTGATGGGGTTCATGGTTACGCAGTTGCCCTAGTAATTCCAGCAGTGCCCGAACCAAGAGGCCACGTCACATCACGAGTGCTGAGGTCGCCGACTGATCCAGACACGGGATTCGTTTGCGAAACCAAAAATACGCCGGAATAGCTCGGGTTCGATGCCGTCACACTGCCCGAAGTCGGGGTTACAACAACGGTTGCATTGGTGCCGAACAACGACCAGATGGTCGAGTCAACAGCGTCAGAACCGGAAGTGCCGAAATCGTTGTGGAAAGAAAGCGTGATGCTTCCATCTTTCAGACCGCCAACACGAGTGCGGAAACCCGAACCGCCAAACGCAGTCGTCTCCACCTCATCCGCTGAAATGTCCAGCGTCACCGATGCAAGGTGGTCAGAAAAGTTGACACCGTTGATAGTCGTCTTCACATCTGTAAGAACGAACTTAGCCATTTGTTTTCTCCATTTTTATTCTGCGTAGACCTGAACAGCAAAGTCGGCGGCAAGATATGTTTGCTCACCTAAGTTTAGCGCACCAAGCGTGCTCATTTCAGAAAGGCGCACATCAAAAGCCGCGCCACCAAGTTGCCGGTCAATTTGCACCGCCGTCTTAATAGACCGCTCACCGTTACCCGCATAAGCGTCCAGTTTGCGCTGTGCGTCCCGTTCAGCCACACGACCAACAATAAGTGTCACCGTGAAGTTGTAGAGCGTCATGCCCCGGTTAAAGTCCAAATCGTATGACACGTTATTTAGAGCGATCACCGCGATAGGTGGTGACGGATTATCAGGAATCTCCGCAGCAACCCGCAACCCCGTAATCGTCGCAATGTTCGCAGCCAACCCGGCACGAATCTCAGCAATAGCCACTAGCCCGCGCTCACCTTACGGAACGGGGCCACGAGAGCCTCCACGTCCGGATCAAACCTACCCACACGCATCGAACCCAAGTCGTTACTAATCATTCCCAAAGGCGCATCCAGCCGCTTGAACAAACGCATAGCAAGAATCACCGTCGCCTGACGAATAGCCGCCGGAATCGCAGACCACCCAAACACGCCCACAACCTGAATAAGAGCCTCAAGTTCATAAAACGTGCCAACCGAGAATGACGGCATCAAGTAATTACCCGTCGCGCGAATCCGAGTGAAAGGCGTAAGAAGACCACCGGCGACACCGTTCAACGGCTCAAGCTGGTAATCGCTCGTCGCCCAGGTAATGTCATACGTCACACCGTCGCTGGAACTCTTCAGAGTCGTCACAGAAATGATGTCGTCAGTGGTCACTGTGAAAACATTTGTTGGCGCGTAAACGCGTGTGCCCGTTGTGCTGTAAAACACGCGCTCGCAGTAGCCGTCAATCTCGCGTGAGGCCGACTCAATGGCCAACTCGAGCAGTGAGTCGTCAATGGAATCCTGAACGCGCAACGCCGCCTTCAAATCGGCAAGCGAACAATATCCATTAGTGATGGCCATGCTTCTAGTTTACCGCGTCACACCATAAAAATAGAGGTCGCAAGACTCAGCGTTGAACTCAAAACCAAAATCAGCAAACATAGTCGGCAGGTCAAACACGTCGCGAAAATCCTGCTCAGTCAAATTCTGGTAATAGTCATTCGTCACCGGCGACTCATCCGGCAAACTATCGTGAGTGCCATGCTCAGGCCGACCCGTCGAAGCGCAAGTGAAAAACACATACTTGCCACTCATTCGCGCCATGTTCGCAAACGTCGCCACCCACTCGCTATTGTGCTCAAAACACTCCGCCGACACCACCACATCAAACCAGTTATCAACATAATCAAGTGACTGCCCCGCACACACACGATCCACGCCCGGCCCCCACATTAGGTCAACACCTATGTAGTCTTTCGCGTCAAAGAAATCCCGCACCGTCCCGTTGATATTTAATGAACCCACCTCGAGCACGCTCACCCCCGTAAACGCATCCGGGAAACTCTCCCGCATCTTCTCAAAAAACACTCGTTGCTCAGGATGTGCCATCACTTGCCCCAATCATTAGCGCGCCGAATCTTCAAAGACCACTCACCAGCGGTCACGTCGTCACGGTCAACCTTTCTTACAAAATAAACCTCGTTAGCGTTATACGTTCGCGTGTTTTGTGCAGCCCACTCAGTCGAGTGAACCGTCGCCTGTTTCACATGAGTGTGCGGTGCAGTGACTTGCCTAATGGAAACACCAGCAACCTCACAGCGTCGCTGGTAATCGTCATCCTCAAAATTGGCGGGGTAAAGGTTCTCATCGAACAAACCGACCTTTTCGACGACGTTCTCGCCGACACCAAAAAACTGATAGTGCGGCCACTCGTCGCTTAGCGTCAACTGATCCGGTGAACACTCGGCAGCGAACCCTTCAAGCGTGCCAGGCTGAAACACCACATCGTCGCTCACAATCATCCACCACGGCGCAAACGGTGCACACTTGATTCCAAGATTCCACGATCCAGCACAGCCAAGATTGGCGGGCATATTCAACACCCGATACTCCGCTACACAATCCGGAATCGAATCTGTGCCCTCAAAGTTGGCGCTCAGGTGATTATTCACGATAATCAGCAACCCAACCGGATAGTCAATGCTTGCCAACATTCGCACCGCCAAATCATGCCGGGTTAGTGTCGGCAAAATCATTACCGGAATCATTTGAAAAACTCACGCAGGAACGGCAACCAAAACCACTTCCAAATTTTATCTGAATCAAATTGCATAGAGAAATTACGGGCAACCTTAGACGGCCCACGAGGTGCCTTATGAGCCTCAACAAGGGCATTAAAAATAGAATCGACGAGCGGTATCGACCACCACGCCTTTTGAGGTTCATCCCAAAACGGAACACCCTGCAACAACCAACCATCTTCCGCCACGAGGTCGGCACTCGCCGCCCAGCCCGACGCGATCACACGCGTGCCACACGCCTGAGCTTCAATGACAGGAATACCGAAACCTTCCCCATACGAAGGGTTAGCCAACACATCAAACGCGCTGTAAAGGGCAGCCATGTCCTCCTGCGAATACCCTTTGCGTAAACGGTCACGCTCCGGAAAAATAATTGACTCCGGTGGCACACCACACGCTTGCAACAAAACCGGCAAATCAAACCCGCCCATGATCCCCGACGGCTCGGTGTGAATGTACATCTTGCTTTTCGGGTATGACTTCAGGAATATTGACCACGCCAAAATTAGTTCGCTGTAAGCCTTCCGATGAATCAAACCGTTGGCCTTATTCGCAGACACCACGCCCACCAGGAACTCGTCAGGCTTCACCCCAAGATACTCGCGGGCCTTCACCCCGTCACTCATCGTCTCCCGAGGCTTAAACACTTTCGTGTCTATCGCGTGCGGAATATACGTGCTCGCAATACCGGCCGCCTCGAGTTGCCGTTGCCCATGAGGCGACATTGTTATCGGTGTCACATTTGGGCGAAGCAACCACTTGGCAACCGCCGGCGGCAATGACTGGTGATCCAGCGGCACCCACGAAATAAACTTGGTCGGAAAATCGTTGCGCGGCGGAACATCGTTATACACCCACACATCGTAAAGACTAAAAACCGCGTCAGGCACGCCCGGATTCTGCCCCACCCAATCCTCATGCCACGGCTGAATCACATCATCGCTGTACTGTTTGAACCCTCGCGGATAATGAGGAATCTTCTTCCCCGCAAACTCAAGCTCACCAGCAACACCCTCAAGCCCAAAATTACTTAGCGCAGCCACCTTGATACCATGGCGCACCATCCGCTCCACCAGCATCGCACCCTGTTGCCCGTAACCTGTCGGCTGTCCGGGCGAATTGGACACGAAAGAAATAAGGCCGTCTATTTGTTCGTAGGTCATGCCAAAAGTTTAGCCCGAAAAATGTCTAAAAAAGTTTGCAAAATAAGTTGACACGCGCCACCAAAACACTAAACTTATATATATAGGGCAGGCAGCCCCACAAAGAAAAGGAAACCAAAATGTTCTTCAAAACCACAACCGTCTACAAGGCCTACAACACAGAGCGCGGCGCACTCAACTACATCGCTCGCAACTTCGCAAACGACACAAGCGTGACCGTCAAGTTTGCTGGTTCTCTTTACTACGTGGTAGGTGCATAATGGACACAATCACAGGCGCAACATTCGTAGAGGGCGATATCGTGCGCGCCACACAAGACACCGTGTCACTCATCAAGGACGAGACGTACACCGTCTATCGAGTTCTCGGCTATGGTGAGGTTTTTTACGCTCGCCGCTACTGGGTCAAAAACTCAGAAGGTGATTTGTTTTTTGTAAAAAACGGTCACATCAACTTCACCCTGGCATAAGATAAACAAACGGGCAGGCAGCCCTCAACGAAAGGAACACAATGGAAATTTCAGTAACCATGCACATCGACGGCATCAGCACAAACCAAAACCTTGAGAACCTCAGCAACGAGGAACTCAAAAACATTGTGCTTATGGCTCAACTCGGCGGCATCGTCATCGACATCAAATCAATTACACAAATTCACAACGAACTGTGGGATGACCGTAAAGGCGGCCCACGTTGCGACCTCGCGTGGGATCAAGAGTTTTGTGAAGCCCTCGAGTGGCACGCGTCAATGAACGACGAAGACGACGACGAATAACACGCAAGCAAAGAAATCCCCCGGCGAACCTACAACGCCGGGGGATTTCCGTATACAACCGATGGTTAGGCAGTGCCACCACGGAAGTAGTTGACCGAATCGGCAGCGAGACCGGAGTCACCGCGCCACGTCACCCGGAACGTCGTAACATCCTGGTTGAACGCGTAGTCAGTCGAGGTTGCAACCTGAATACCGCCAGCCTGACGGACAATGAAGTCATCAAGCTTTCCGTACACGATTGATTTCGAGGCGGCAGTTGCAGCAACAGCCGGCATGGAAGCGTTCTCGTGGATCACGTTGCCCATCAGGTAATCGCGGCCATCAACCGAAATTGACGGTGCGAAAATGAAGTTACCTGCGGTGTCCTTGATCTTACGGATTGCAGCAAGTGCAGAGGTCGAAACCATGAACCCGTAGGAAGCGCGGTTGTCACCGGCTACCGAATAGGTGAGATCGACGAGGTTCTCGTATGTCGGTGCACCGCTTGTAGCGGTTCCCGTTACACCCGAACCAGCAGCGGTAACAATACCCGTAGGCTCAACCGTTCCCGTACCCGTGGTCAGTTTCGCGCCAGCATCAAACGCGATTTCACGCGAAGAGATACGAGCAACGAGGTCGAGAAGGTTCACGCCAGAATCAGCGATGATCTCGTTCGACAGGCTAACCAGTGCACCGAACTTGTAAGCACCAAGGTTCAGCTGGCTAAGAGTCGGGTTGGACTCGGCAATAGCGGAACCAGCAGCGACCTGAGCGTAAGTACCTGCGGCCGTAACCTTAGGAATCTGCAGCGTGTTGCCACCAGTGGTCGTGATAATGGTGGACGTGCTGAACAGCGGGTTGCTGTTCTGCAGGAACTCGAACACCTGTGCGTAAAAGTCGTAAGGAACAACTCCCGAACCGCTTGTGGGGGTAAGAGCTGCGCGGAACTCGTGTCCACGCATTTCGCCCATAGCAATGCTACGAAGAATCGCAGAATCGTCACGAGCCTCAACAGCAGGAACGAAGGAGCCAGCGGCCAAGGCCACTTCGGCCTGACGCTCCTCGGAACGGCGAGCTACAG